TACTTTACCGTTTCCTTCATTAAGGATACCATCTACTAAAAATTTAGTTAATTGATTCATCTTAAGAATTGTTCTATACGCATTTGGGCTTCTTCCTTAGACATTGTATAACTTAACATTTCATATATAAAATCCTCATCTAGCATATCTTGAATAGCAGCATTTAACTCTGCTTTTTGTTCATCAGATTTTTTCTGTTGAGCTGGGGTTTTTGGTTTGGTGTTTTTAGGTTCAAAAGGTTTTAGATATTTTGTAATAATCTTTTCTACATCTTCAATTCTATCACCTTCTAATGTATTTGCTACTGCTATAAAATTACTACCAAATAAATCAAAATAAGGTTTAATATTATCTGTTACACCTTTCCAAGTACGCATTACAATTGCAGGTGCTAAACTTCTATCTTCACCATCTGATTTTTCAAATCTATCTTGATTTTGTTTAAGTGAACGTTCCAAATCAGTATAAACATAAAGCATCATTACTTTATATCCTGCTTCTTCTAATTGTTGTTTTAATTCAGATGTTTTTTTAAATGAAGCCGCTGTACCATCTAATATAAATGATTGTTTACCATCAATTACATTTTGCAATTCACCTTTAAATTCTTTATTAGCTGCAGCCATTGCTTTAGCTTGTTCGCTTCTTTCTTCGGGAGTTGCATTTTTAAGATCTAAAGATACGTTAGCTTGTTTAAGTTTATTAATAAATGTATTATCAACATTCATTACTTTTAAACCACTTAAATCTAAACCTTTTAAAACATATCCTTTACCTGCTCCAGGGGCACCTGCTAATATAATAGCTTTAGGTGTACTTTCTACTTCATTTAATAGTTGTACCAATGATATCATGAATTAAATATTTTGTTATAAATATCACAACTTTCTTTTAGCTTGCGTTCTGAATTCAGTAAATATAGGTGAATGTCTTGGGTTTTCTAAATCAAACAATTTTTTAACAGTCATAAAAATATCAATGTTTTCTTCTTGTGTACGTTTTGATTCATACATTTCCCATCCTTTACCTTGAATTTTACCTGCTGCTGCTTTACGTTTATTAGATTTTAACCAAAGCACACCATAACGATCTGCTTTTTTACCATAACATTCTTCATAGCATTTACCATAAATTGCAGTTTGTAAATCATAGGTTGTTTGAAGGTGGTTTGATGTTTTAAAATCAATAATCCAAAGTTCTGTTTTACCATCGATTTCAATTTCACATACCATATCACAAGTACCTGCTACTTTAATTTCATCTGAAAATAAGTGTACTTCTGTTTCAATTAATTTTGGATTATATTCTTCCCAAAAATCAACAAAGCGTAAGAACATTTGCCATACTAATGGGTCATATTTTGGGTATCCCGTTGGTGATAAGAAATTTAATTCCTTACCATTTAGGTAATCTTCAATCATTTCATGTACTTCAGTACCCTGTTCCCCTGCTTTTTTAACAATATATTCAGCAGAATATCCTACTTTTTTTAGCCAATCTTCAAAGAATTTACCTTTAGGATATGATCCTAAAACATAAGTGATTGAGGGGTAGTACTTTCCATTTCTACGGTAGTACCGTGAATCTGGCATAGTAATTTGTTTCGCATCCTCAGAAATTTCTAGAATCCTGTTGTAGGAATGTTTAATGTTTCTTTTACTCATAGTAATTGTAGTTTCCGTTTCATCAAATCGTATTGATTAATTGGAAACGTTTTTTGAATTAGTTTTGTGAAATTAGTAAAACCCATTTCACTTGGATCTTTTCCTTCGAGGTCCATAAAATAGACTTCTTTACCTTCATTTATAAAATATTCAGCAAACTTAAGTGCTTGCTTTTGGGCGTCTGTATCTAAAGCTATATAAATTTTTTCAACTTTAGAAGTGACGATTTTTTTCATTAAATTTTGTTGTATATTCTTACCTAATAGAGGGATAGCATTTCTTTTAATAGCTATAGCATCAAATGGTCCTTCGCACAGTACTAACGGTATATCCCAATTAATAAATAACTCAAATGGTACTATATCACGTGATGTCTCTGGATTACGATATTTAACAAATGGTTCTTTTTCAAATGAACGACCTGTAAAATAATTTAAATTACCCTGTTCATCATAAGATGGGATAATAATCATTTTAGCATATCTACCATATTCACAATATCCTATATTATATTTTTCAATATCATCTTTAGTAATACCCCTAGATTTTAAGTATGATAATGCATGTCGGGCTAAAATATCTCTACTACCTAAAATTGATTTATATTCTTCTGGGAGTTTTAATTGTGTTTGATTATCTTGTTTTTTTATTTCGACTTCACTACCAATTAATTTTTTTAATTCCTCGTATTTTTCTAATGGTGCTTTTACTTGTTTAAATATAGACGAAATACGACTACCTTTTTTATCACAAGCCCAACAATGGAAGGGATTATAACCTTTTTTATGTTGAGTAAAGTTAACTTCTAATTTTGGTTTATGATGGTTGCAGTAAGGACAGTGATAGGCTTTATTGCCTCTTGCTGTTCTTTTACCTGTACCTAATACAGAATCTACTAAATTGACTAATAGTTCATTTACCATAAATCGTAATATACGAACAATTATTTAGATATCAAAGTCACGAGTGAAGAACTTTCCGAGAATGTTATCATTGAAGAATTCTTCGGGTTTTTCTAAAACTTGATATATCATTTGATATTTTATTTCGTAGTAAGTTAATAACTTTTTTGTAGGAGCACAAATTAAAATATGTCGCTCAAAATTTTCTCTTGGTTCTGTTTCGTATAATTCTTTAAGATATTTATTTGAACCCCAATATGTTTTCCAATTTGATTCTTTTACTGCTAATTTATATGATGGTTTCCTTCCTACTACCCCAGCATATTCAGCTAATTCTTTTTTACCTAATTTTACTTTAGTAGTATTTTGAAGTATTTTCTTACCAATATAAGCCTTTTTTGTAGGTTTATGGGTTATCATGTACACGAAACCATGTGTTTCATCTGGAAAGTCAGAGATACTCTCCATTACTTGTGTTTTATAAGTCCATTGCATTTTAAGTATCGAAATTTACTATGATTGTAGTATCACAATATTTTGAAATTGGTACAGGGTATGATAATTTACCTACAGCTAATAAGTCAGAATTTTCATTATATAATCCTACTGTAGTTACATAAGGGTCAAAAACTGAACCTGTTGCAAAATCATAATACACATCATTTAGACTACCGGTTAAATCTGTACTTGATGATATAATTGAGGGGTTTAATGAATATCCAAATTCATTTTCACTAATAATACATTTATATTGATGTTCATATATTGTTATAGATGATGAAAAATGAACAGAAACAGCAGATAAATCTTTTCCAGAAGCACTAATAGCAGCACTCATAGTTGTTAAAGAACTTGTAGTAATAACTGCTATACCATGAGGATAAAAAATTTGACCTACTATATCAGATCCACTTATTAGATTTCCTTCTCCATCATCTGTTAATTCACTACTACTATAATTTAAAACAAAAGTAGTAGGAACAATATTTTCACCAAATAATTTTTGTGGAACTGAAACAACTGAAATTGCACCTTCTATAGAACCAGATCCTGTAGGTAACATTCTTGATTGAGTTAAGGTAGATTGAAGATAATTTTCATATCTAGGTGCTTGAATTGGACCTACAAATTTTGTGTCTTGTCTTAAAGCTCCTGGGATTATACTTTGGGTAGGGACATCATTACCCCAACTCCTAGATAAAAAATTAGTATAATATAACTGTTTTATACTATTATATACCCCTGTTGTGTTTTGTACTGATATTAAACCTGTATCTGGGGCTTCCGTTGAAATAATAGAGCCTGTAGGGTTAATACCTTGAAAAATGTCAATACCAACGTTAGATGCAGTTATAGATCCACTAACAAAATCAAATCCTTTGTTAGCTGTAAAAGGAGCTATGGTAATATCCTTGGTGGAAAATTGTTTGAAGGCTGCCATTCATTTTAAAAATCAAGCTTAACTCTTACGAGTAATTCTTTTGTAAAATCTTTTGGTAGGGGTCTTGATAATTTAGCTACTGCTAATAATTCACTATTATCATTATATAATCC